GTTATATTTAACTGTTATTGGGGATTAAAATGTTATTAGAAACCGGAGATTATTGGGAGCCTGATCAAGGCGACATTATCAAATGGCAAAGAGCTTATAAAAAGGTTGATGTCCATCAAGAATTATCAGCTATGGACGCATGGCTAGACGCTAACCCAACTCGGCGCAAAACTAAGGTTGGTATGAACCGTTTCGTGAATAGCTGGCTTAAGCGAACAAACGATCAAGGCGGCGCAAGTCCAGTTGCAAAGCAGTACGCAAAGACGCTAAGAGGCATGACGCTTGATATGCAGCTTACTGACATTACTTGGCTAAACCCTGAAGATCAGCAAATGATGAAAGGTTATTACTTGGCCCAGCGTGGCTTTTACTATGATGGGGAATTAAAAAATGCCTGATAAAAGATTAGATTCAAGAATTGCCGGGAAAACTCCAAGGCATTACCCGTTTGTCGGACACCATGAAAAGTTAATCACTGGAGCGCTTTATACAGTTACACAAGTGGCTTTAATTATTGGTGTAAACAGTAAAACCATGCATTCAAGAATGCGCGGAAAGATTGAAATAACCAATAAAGAGATAAGGCAAACCGATGACACGCGGCTTGGTCCTAAGAACATTCGCGAGGGATTATATAATCGCTTAGAAAGCAAGGCTATGAAGAATTCGGATAAATGGCTGAGGACAAAACTATGAGCCAAGGAGATTTTGTACAAATAAACAATAAATCAGAGGTTGAGCGTAAATTACCATTTTTGCTTAAAAGATTGGAACAGTGGGATTATTCTACGCCGTTATGTATTAAGTTTGAGCAATACGCTGCCCCGCGATCACTAAAATCAAATGCCCTATTTCACGTCTGGTGTCGGGAGATGTCAGAGGCCTTTATATCTAAAGTGCCAGACGCTACGCCAGAAGGCGTTAAGTGGATGATGAAGCAAAAGTTTCTTGGCACTCACGACATCAAGGTTGGTCAGACCGTAATTACCAACCAGATAAAAAGTTCATCAAGTTTAAACAAAGGTGAGATGTGTTTTTTTATGGATCAGGTAATTGCGTGGGCTGCCGAGAAAGGTGTTATTTTATCCTTGCCGCAGTACAATGAATACACCGAACTAAAGCAAAAACAGGAAAAATAGATGGCTAATATTAACTTAGAAGAGCTAAAACGATTTGCCACAAGTGAAAGACATTTAGCGGTCATCCAAGCGGTCATCGACAACCAGTCAAACAACAAAGCAGCTAAGGAATTAGGCTGTAGCCGTAGAACTGTTGATAAGATGATCAAGCGATTGGAAGCTAAAGCAGCGACTCAAGCTGTGGCACCACATCGCAATGTTGATCGGGAGACAATGGAAGGATTCGAGGCCAAGCGGGTATCGACTGCTTACAAAGAGGACGGCACTATAGCGTTACAGTGGGTTATCCAAGAGCCAGAAAAGCGAAACATGAAACAAAAGCTGGATGCCATGCTTGAGGGTATGCAAGACGACTTAACCGGCTTTAAAGACGCTGTAAAGGCTCCTAAGAAGGTTAATTCAGACTACCTAGCCATGTATATGATGGGTGACCACCACTTTGGGATGCTTGCAGACGGTGAAACAAAGATGGCAGGTGATGATGGAGATTGGGATGTTAAGATAGCAACAAGCATCTTAGTGGATTCAACTAATCGCCTTGCTTCTCGTGTGGGTGATGCCGAGATCGGAGTTCTTTTAAATGTCGGAGACTTCTTTCACGCTGATTCTAGCGCCAACACTACTACAAAAGGCACTCCGGTAGATGTAGATACGCGCATAGCAAAAACTTTTAAACTTGCAGGAAGATTGTTTCAGACGCTAATTAACAAGATGCTAGAAACTCATAAGCAGGTAGTTGTTATCAATGTGCGCGGTAACCATGATTCGGATATGGCCTGCCACCTTTCAAGCTGCATTGAACTACTGTACGCAAAAGAAAAGCGAGTAAATGTCTTACAAAACTATTCCAAGTTCATCCATTACCAGTGGCATAACAATCTGTTCGTTTTCCACCACGGTGACAGAATGAAGCATGAGCAGATTTTACAGGCGGTTATCAGAAACTTAGATGACGAATGGAGCCAATCAAAAAACAGATATTGCCACCTTGGTCATATTCACCACCATACGGCAAGAGAGGTTGGTTCTATGCATTTCGAGCATTGGGGTAGCCTGACGGCTACAGATAGCTGGCACAGTTCGCAGGGCTATGGCGCAGAACGCTCAATGACAGCGGTTGTTTACCATAAAGATACGGGTGAAGATTCACGCGTTAAGATAAAGGTGGGGTAATGGGTGATGTTATTAAGTTTCCGCCAAAAACTATGCACGTGCATAGGATGTATTGCAGTGACTGCAAGAGCGTCCTTGAATATTGGATTGGTGATGATGATTGCGCTTACGGTATATGCATTCGCTGCCTTGATGTTGTCCCTGAAAAAATTGAATACAACGATGAACTGCTGGAGGAAGAATGAGCGCACTAGATAATCAAGTGGGTGGCGACCACTATAAAAAGAAAGCAATACAGCCAATAGAATACATCATGGCTAACGAAATGGATTTCTGTGAAGGTAACGTGGTTAAGTACATTACCCGATGGAAAGAGCCAGGCGGCGGCGGCGTGGAGTCACTTAGAAAGATCAAACAGTACGTTGATTTCCTAATTGAGGAAGAAGTAAAAGAGAGAGCAGTATCAATAGCTCACCTGCTTGATAAACATGTGAAAGGTCAAGAATAATAAAAGAGAGTTTAATAATGGACAAACCATCGTATAAATTTATCAGCTACCCTTACGAGTGCACTTTGAATAGCTCACCTAATATCTTGATTGAGCACACTATTACGTCTAAGGATGTTACTAGGACAGAGATGCTTGAGCTGTTTGAGGGATTCTTGAAAGCGTGTGGGTATCATTTTGGTCCTAATGAAGTAATTGACGTAATTGAAATGGAATAGTTTATAAAATACTGTTTTTGCGGTGTATAACTGCGCATATACAACAATATATAAACCGAGGGACATCATGGCAATAAGGCGAGACGCAGCAGACAAATGGTTTAGCGATGTAATAAGGCTAAAAGCTGGCTACCAGTGCGAGCATTGCGGCAAGCAGGATGGAAGGATGGAGTGTGCCCACATATGGGGAAGGGCAGCAAAGTCGGTTAGATGGTCAATGGACAATGCTTGTTGCCTATGCCACTACTGCCACCTCAAGTTTACCGGCAATCCTTTAGACTTTACGCATTGGCTGATGGACTACTACGGGCCAGCAAAGCTGGAGATTCTAAGGGAGAAATGGAATGTCCTGATGCCGACCACTAAGAAGCTAAGGGCTGAGATTGCAAAACATTACCGTGAAGAACATAAGAAGATGACCGCTGACGAGACCTATGAACCGGTCTCTTATAATTAATTTCATTTATTTGTATCAAAATGCTTTACAACGTTAATAGAAAATCTCATAATAACACCTCAATAAATCAAAGGGGTTTTACCATGAATATTATCGAATCAGTTACTAGCCGAATTGAGTCTTACCGCAAAGAAAACAAAAATCCTTGTAAAAGCTACGCTACTGAAGCTGCAGCAAAAAAAGCAGCAGCTAAAGTTGCTAAAATGGTTGGTGATCATCACATGATTGATCAATCTGCAAATTACATTGTATTTTTTAATGAAGCATGGGGTAGATGGAATGCTGCAATAGATGTCACTGGGGTTATTAATCACCATAAAGCTGCTGGTGGTTACATTGGTTTAGCAGCGTCAATGGGTTTTTATACTTACTAATTTTATAGCCCCCTACGGGGGGCATTCAAACCAAGGGGAAAGAAATGAAACATTCAATAAGCTACAGCCAGATGAACGAGATGGATCGGGCTAAAGAAGTTAAACAAGAAAACCGAATTGGCATAATTGCATCGATTTTACTATTTGCTATGTATTGCATGGTATCAACGATGGACTACAACGACTGCCTTAAGGGGGTTTGCTAATGACTATTTCAGTATTTAAAGAATTTGTTAATAACTTTATTATTCCATTTATAGAAAAGAACTATAAACATTTTGATGGCGACATAATCGACCTTGAAGATCAACTAAAAGACGAGATGTGCTACGGCTGGCTTAAATCAATGAAATCTTGGTATGACGACATACTACCGCCGGTTATTACTGATCAGGATGC